CGGATCGCCCTGGAGGACGGCCGGTTCCTCTACGTCGGGGCGGACTGGCCGCGAGCCGTCCCGCCCTGCTTTTTGCTCCACTGCCACCACATCGGGGGGCTGCAGCGGATCGCAAAGCGGTACGACGAGACGCGGGCTCGGCTCTCGGCCCAGAACGTCGCTAACAACTGGGGCAACGTGCACGACTCCGGGATAGTCCACGCCATGAAAAAAAGGGACCTCATCCTGCCTAAGTTGGAACGGGTTATCGTGTGATAACACAATCTAAGATTGCATACGTATGACGAGTTGCGTATCCCCGAATCACTATGGGAAGAAACACCACGATTTACGGTTGCAACAACCAATCCGACGGCCTGGCCCAGCTCTGCGGAGCCTCCGGTGCGCCGGCTCTCGGGCCTACCTGGGGGGCTTCGTCCATCACCGGGTTCGACCCGAACGCGGGAATCGTCCACAAGATCGCCGGGGTGGCCGCCACGAGCGCCACGAACACGCTCAACGCCCCTGGGCCTGGCCAGTTCGGCCAGGAGCTGATCCTGATCATCACGGACAACGGCGGAATCACCCTGACCTTCGGGACCAACTTCGCCACCACCGGGACGGTCAACCCAGGGACGGGCAAGGCCATCGTGGTCGAGTTCGTCTCGGACGGCGTGTTCTGGATCGAGAAGTGCCGCACCTCCAGCGCCGTCACGGCGACCTGAGCGCCTCCGGTGTTGCAAAGTTAGGGCGCGTTCGTTGAGGTTGCGGCATGGGCGTCCTCCCCGGCTCCAACCTCGACGACGTGGTTTCCGTCGATCGGCAGAACGCCGGCAGCGTGCCGGACGGGGCCACGGCGGCGGGCGGATCCGGCCCTGCCGGTCCTCCCGGCCCTCCCGGGACAGGCATCCCTTCCGGCGGGTCAATCAACCAGCGACTAGCAAAGCTGAGCGCCGCGGCCTACGCGACGAAGTGGGTCCCGCCAGATTACTACAACGTCTACGACTACGGGGTCGTGGGCAACGGCGTGGCTGACGACACGGCCAACTTGCAGGCGTGCATCACGGCCGCCGGCGCGACGGGCGGGGTGGTCCTCGTGGGCCCCGGGAGCTTCCTAGTAAGCTCCAGCCTGACCATCCCTACTCCGAACCAGTCGATCATAATCCGTGGGTGCGGCGGGCGCGCCTCCTGGTTCAAGCCGAACGGCAACTTCGATCTATTCACGGGCGGCGCCGCCAACTGCAACGGGTTCGGATTCGAGGATTTCGGCGTCTATTATTCCTCCCAGCAGACGACGACGAACCTCATCAAGTGGACCGCCGGGATCAACCTGCGCATCAGAGGAATCTTAGCCTACTACTGCGGCAACTTCCTGACCCTCGGGACCGACATAGCCGGAAGCGCGTTCAACTTCGCGTGGATCGAGGACTGCAACATCAGCAGCCAGGGTGGGATCGTCTTCAACTTCCTCGGCTCGATGGGGGACATCTACATTCGGGGAATATCCGCAGTCTGCACCCCGAGCCTGACGACCACACAAATCACGGCCCATACCGGAACGCACACGCCGGGGATCGACGGCTTCTGGATGAGCGAGTGTGACTTCGAGAACTTCGGCAAGGGGATGCTCTGGCAGTACGCCGTGGACGGAGGGATCGTCGACGCGTACTTCGACCGCATCATCATCGGCAACGGGATAACGGGGAGCCACGCGATCAGCGTTCAGACCGACACGAGCACCGTGGGGCGCTCAGGCGACATCGTCTTCTCGCGGGTCAACGCTAACTGCGGTGGTAGCGGAAACCACGCGCTCAATCTGCACAACACGGGCAGCGGTTTCGGAGTTGCCGGAGTGTGGGTTGATGGCTGCAACTTGGGAGCAAGCTCGGGTGACGCCATCCACGTCGGGACCGCCGAGGAGATTTGGGTCAAGAACTGCATGCTCAACAGCTCGACCAACGGCTTCCACGCGACGAGCACGAGCGGACTGGTCGACGTCGTGGCGAACAGAATCGGCTATCCTGGAGCGGGCAACACCGTTGGAGTATTGCTCGACAGCGGAGCCGCGGGCGGGATCGTGACGAACAATGATTGCCGAAGCAACACGACGGCCCTAACGAACAACTGGGGCGCCAACTCTGCGGGCGTGCGCTACGTCGGCAACAACTTCGGGGTGGACATCTGAGTGAACCCTGAGGCAGAGGCGGCGGCCCGCGCCGAGATCGAACGCAAGCTATCCTCCCAGGCGTGGAGGTTAAGCTCGCTTTACTGGATCGAGAACGAGAACGGCCAGAAGGTTAAGTTCAAGCCGCGGTGGGAGCAGCGGGAGCTTCACGACAACTGGCACTCCCAGAACATCGTCCTCAAGTGCCGGCAGCCCGGGATCTCGACCTACTGCGCGATCAGGGAGCTCGACTTCGCCCTCTTCTCCAAGAACAAAACGTGCGGGGTGATCGACAAGACAGACGAGGACGCCAAGAAGAAGCTCGACAAGATCCGGTTCGCCTACGAGCACCTCGACGACCCGGACGACCCGAGCACGGCGGGGATCGGCGCGCTCATCAAGCAGTCAATCGTCCTGCGGGTCGACAACACGAAGGAGATGGAGTGGTCGAACGACTCCAAAATCTGGGCCGGAACTTCGATGCGCGGAGGCACCCTCCAGTTCCTCTGGATCACGGAGCTTGGCCACATCTCGTTCTACAACCCGGAGCAGGCGGAGGAGATCAAGAAGGGCGCGCTCAACACGATTCACGCCGGCAACACCATCGTGATCGAGGCGACCCACGAGGGGGGGAAGTTCGGCGTCTTCTACACGCTCCTCAAGCTGGCGATGGAGGCCAATCCTCCGCTCTCCATGATGGACTGGGCGTTCCACTTCTTCGCCTGGTGGCGGCACACGGGCTACGTCCTGCCGGTGGATCACGGCTACCAGATCGACCGGGAGCACGAGGACTACTTCAAGCGCCTGGCGGAGCAGGGGATCACCCTGAGCCGGGAGCAGCGATACTGGTACGTCAAGAAGCACGCCGCCATCGGGGACTCCATGCTCTCCGAGTTCCCGAGCACGGTGGCGGAGGCGTTCGAGGCGGTCATCAAGGGGGCGATCTACGGGGCCAAGATCACGCAGCTCCGCGCCGCCAAGCGGATCGTCGACTTCGAGCATGACCGGAGCGTCCCGTTCTTCACGTTCTGGGACATCGGCTTCTCTGACTTCACGGCGATCTGGCTCCTCCAGTTCTGCGGCCGGGACATCTGCGCGCTCAACTACCGATGCTCCTGCCGTGAGGCGCCGCCCTACTACGTTGCGATATTGAGGGAGTGGGAGCGCGTCTACGATATGGCCATCACCCGCCACTTCCTGCCCCATGACGCCGACTCCAAGGAGAAGAGCGGGAAGAGCTACCGGGACTATCTTCGGGAGGCGGGCGTCTCCAACACGATGGTCGTGGTCCGCACCCCGGACGAGTGGCTCGGGATCAACCGCCTCCGCGCGCTACTCCCCCGATTCTACTTCCACCGGACCAACTGCGGCAAGGAGTGGATGCACGACGGCCGGACGATGCCGAGCGGAATCGGTTGCTTGGAGGGCTACCACACGCGGGAGGACGCATCGACTGGGATCATTCGAGAGAAGCCGGTCCACGACGAAAATTCTCACGGAGCGAGCGCCCTCCGAACCTTCGCCGAAGCTGAGATGCGCGGACTCCTGGAAGGGACGAGCGACGTAGCACAGGAGAGCGCGCAGGGGCCGAGAAAAGTGATCCTGGCGGGCTGGAATGCCCCGGCGGCGCGGAGGGCCATACGATTTTGAGCAAACCGATCTTCAAGGCCGGAGACTACGTTTTCCACCGCCTCGACCCGACGCGGCGCGGGATGGTGACGTCCTACACGTGCGGGTTCAACGGGTTCACCTACCGCGTGACGTGGACGGAGGACTTCGAGGACCAGACGCACTTCGCGCCGGAACTCGTGGCGGAGAAGCCGGCGGACAGGCCCAAGGGATTCGCGCCGTGAGCCCATACGAGCAGATCGAGGCCGTTTACAACGCGCACCCCCAGGAGTTGCCGTTCTGGAGGTACGTGGATTACCACCACCGCCGCGGCTACGTCTACAGCAACCAGGACTACTTCGTCATGGGGAGGCCGGTAATCAAGGAGTCGACCCAGGACCTCATCGCCGACCCGACCCACGCTTTCCCCAAGGAACTTTGCAACTGCTGGTTCGTCCACGCGATGGCCGGGAACATCGGCAAGGCGCTTGAGATCATGCCCTGGCCGCTCGGGTGGATCGGCTTCGAGCGCCTCCGGGCCGGCGTTAAAGATTTGACCTTTTTGCCAACAGAAGACTTGTGTCGGTTGTCTCGATCATCCCCTGATGCAGCTCGACAGCTCATTTCCTAAGCACGCCCTACGGTATTTCTCGGGGGGCGGCGGTGCCACGAACGTCGCGGCAACGCCCGTTCCCGCGGCAACCCCTCCCGTAACGGAGAACTCAGCGGAGGTCGTCCAGTCGCAGCAGGACCTTCGGAGGCAGAACTTGAGGAAGCGCGGATTCGCCAGCACGGTTCTGGCGGGTGACACGGGCGGTCCTGGCGGTTTCTTCCCCTCCGTCGAAACGCCATCCCCCACCAACGTCCAGAACCCGCCCGGCGACGGTTCGGGTAGTTCAACCAAACTGGGAGCCTGAGCCATGGCAGACCGAAACGACTTGATGCGGGCGGACATGGAGGTCGGGACGCGCGCCAAGGACAGGGGAGATCCAGAGCTGGCCAAGCTGGAATTGGCCCGCTACGACCGGCTCAAGAACAAGCGCGCCTCCGTCTTCGACTCCGCCTGGGAGACGCTCTCCCGGTACTGCCTGCCCAACATGTCGGACATCGACGAGACGAAGACGGAGGGGACGAGCGGGTGGTCGGACCGGGTGTTCGACTCCACGGCGATCGAGGACGCCCGAACCTGCACGACCGGGCAGAGCAACTGGGCGACGCCCGCCGCGGAGCCGTGGTTCCAGTGGGGGCCGCCGAAGTACCTCAACATGGAGGAGGACGACGACGGGGCCATCTGGTGCGGGATCTGCACGGAGATCGCCCTGGACGAGCTCTCCCGGTCCAACTACTACCGGATGAGCGGCATGCAGTACAAGAGCAGGACCGTCTTCGGGACGGGCCAGATGCACATCGAGGAGGGGCGGAACATGCTCGTCAACTGCTCTTCCCGCAAGATCGGCACCTACTGCATCGACAAGGACGACGAGGACCAGGTCGACACGGTCTACACGGAGTTCAAGCTGAGCGCCCGCGCCGCGGCCCAGAAGTTCGGCGTCGACAACTTGGGGGAGAAGGTCCGCAAGGCGGTCGAGAGCAACGACGGCAAGCAGATGGACCAGGAGTTCGTCTTCCTCCACGTCATCCGGCCCCGAGCGGAGCTGGAGCGCATCCAGGGGAAGATCGACGGTCCCAACAAGCCGATCGCCTCGATCTACGTCAGTTTCGACGACAAGATCTGCGTCAAGGTCGGGGGCTACGACGAGATGCCCGACTCCGTGACCCGGTTCGACGACTGGGGGACGGGAACGGTCTGGGGCTACTCGCCCGCCTTCGAGACGCTGACCAACATTCGCCAGATCAACTACATGGTCCGGTTCATCGACGGGCAGGTCGAGCTTCGCGCCAATCCCAGAATCCTCGAGCCGGTGGGGCTCAAGGGGCAGGTTGACCTCCGCCCGGGCGGGATCACGACCTTCGACCCGAACAACGGCGGGGAGGCGGGCTTGCCTCGGGAGTGGATGACGCAGGCTGACGTCGCCGGCACCGAACACTCCGTCGAACTCAAGCAGCAGGCCATCCACCGGATGTTCTACGTCGACGTCTTCCGGGCGCTCTCCCAGGTGGACGTCAACCGGGCCACGGCTTTCGGCATCGCCCAGGTGATGGGCGAGAAGCTGGAGCAGCTCAGCCCGATGTTCATGCGGATCATCACGGAGAAGACGGGCGTGGACCTGAAGCGCATCTTCGGAATCCTCTTCCGCAACGGCCGGTTCCCGAAGCCCCCGCGGTCGATGTACGTTCCCGACGCCACGGGCAAGAAACTGAGGCTCGCCATGCCGGAGGTTACGTACACTAGCCGCCTGGCCCTCGCGCTCAAGGCGCTCCAGAACAAGGCGACGATGGAGACGCTGCAGTTCGTGACCCAGTGCGCCAAGGACATGAACCGCCCGGAGCTTCTGGACAACTGGGACCTCGATGCCGCGTTCCGCGGCTACGCCATCAACCAGGGGATGTCCGCCCGGTACGAGCGGCCGATGCGGCAGGTCATCGCCCTGCGCGCCGCGCGGGCCAAGCAGCAGGCCCAGCAGCGGGCCATGGACATGGCGGAGCAGGCGGCGACGGCGGCCGGAAAGCTCGGCAAGGCGCCCCAGAAGCTGCAGGACGCGGTCTCCGATCAGATCCCCGAGGGCACCCCCGGCAACGTGATCCCGATGCAGCAGGCCGGATAAGATGCCCCCCGTCACCAAAGCGGACCAGGAGATCGCCGACCGCATCGAGCAGGAGAAGCTCCTCGCGGCCTACCGGGAACTCTTCGGAGAGGACGAGAAGACGCGCACGGACACGCAGATCCGGGTCATGGCGGACCTCGAAGCCCGCGGGTACATGAAGCGAACGACTTTGGTTCCAGACAGAAACGGGGCAACCGATCCCATCCGCATGGCGCACGCGGAGGGGGCACGCTCCATCGTCCTATACATTCAAGCGAACATCGCTTACGCAGCAGCACAACAAGGAGAAAACACACATGGCAGATGACCGCATACCGACGATCTTCACGATCGATCCGAAGACCAACGAGATCCACCGCAAGCGCGGGAAGGGCAACGAGCAGATCGAGGACAAGGTGATCGCGAAGTACGACCCGGAGAGCCAGGTCGTCACCGTCCCGAACCTCAACTACCTGCGCAACTACAAGGCCGGCATCATGACGTTCCTCGCGGAGAACGAGATGCTCATCCGGTCCTGGCAGCGCGCGGACCTGGAGCCGGACAAACCGCTTGGCAAGAACATCCCTCCGCGGCCAAAGAAGACCAAGCACGAGGGCGACAAGACGCCCGCCGTGGTCGAGTGGTACCAGAAATACAAGCCGAACGAGTTCGCCACCCGCTACGGCGTCCTCGGCCGCTACACGGGACCGGCCACGCTTAAGATCCCGGTCTGGGAGCCTCGTCCGGTCGACGGGCTGAAGGAGTACCGCGGGGAGCAGCTCGTTGCCCGCGACCTGGTCGACGTCATCGTCGCCACGCGCAAGACCCACCTCACCTACACCCCGGACGAATGCGATGAGTGGAACGAGGAGGAGCCGGAGACGGGGGAATTGGCTGCGATCGGTAGCCGGCGCAGCACGGAAGAGGAGGAGGGCTAAGCCATGAACCTTCCATTCTCTCTTTTCGCCGAAGCTGGCGCCGGAACTAGTTCTGGCGGCGGCGCGGGAACGGGCACGGCCGGAGCTGGCACCGGAACGGGAACGGGGGCCGGCGCGGACGCTGGAGCCGGGACCGGGACCGGAACCTCAGCTGGAACCGGAACCCAGACAGCCCCCAAAGCCTTCTACGACGGCCTGTACGGAGCGGACGGCAAGCTCGACAAGACGGCGTTCGACCGGCTTCCCGAGTACCTCAAGCCCCACAAGGACCTGTTCGCCAAGTACGACACCGTGGAGGCTCTCCTCGGTGGGTTCAGCAACTCCCACTCCCTCGCCGTCAAGAAGGCGATGGCCCCGCTCTCCGGCAACGAGCCACCTGAGGTCGTGGCGGAGCACAACGCCCTGATCGACCAGCTCCAAGGGGTTCCGAAGGACCCGAAGGGGTACGGCATCGCCCGGCCCGCGGACCTGCCGGAGCAGTTCTGGAATCAGGCCGCGGCCGATGAGTTCGCCACGCTGGCCCGCCAGTTCCACGTCTCCCCGGCCGGCGTCAAGGCGATCATGGGCCTGCAGGAGCGGATCACCAAGCAGGAGCTCGCCCGCGGGCAGCAGATCGAGCAGGAGCACTGGGCCAAGCAGGACCAGCTCTTCGAGGCCGCCGTCCAGAAGCTCGGCATCTCCATGGACGACGCCATGGCACTCGCCAAGCGCGGCGCCGCCACCCTCGGATTCGACCTCAAGGGGAACGGCTTCAAGAGCGCGGAGGCTCGCCTCGCCGCCATCCGCATGACGAACCTCGTCTCGGAGGACAAGCTCATCAAGGGAGATCCCACGGGGGAGACGCAGGGCAACGAGCTTGAGCAGGCCCGCGACATCATGAGCAACCCCCAGAACCCGCTCCACGCCGCGTGGATGCCGGGATCGACGGACCCGCGCCACGAGCAGGCCGTCTCCAAGGTGGCGGAACTTTACCGCATCTGGGGGGAGAAGAACCGCGGGCGCTCCGCGCAACCCGCCTGAGCCATGTTCCACGCTCAAGTCATCGACGGGAGCTTCGTCCCGCTTCAGGATTACGTCATCCTGAGGCGAGTCGCCCCCCAGAAGGAGAAGGGCGGCATCCTGCTGCCCACGGCCGCCCACGAGTACGGTCCATGCCGCGTCATGGCGGTGGGGCCCGGGCGCACCACGGCCCACGGCGTACTCATCCCCTGCGAACTCAAGGTCGGGCAGTACGTCTACATCCAGGGCTTCGTGGAGGGTGAGCTCAAGTTCAAGCTCAACGGCGAGGAGGTCTATGGAATCCGCGAGCGACACATAAATTGCGTCCTCGAAGGGTACGAGGAGAAGCCGGAGAAAAAGGTTGTAACATCGAATCGGAAGCGCGCCGCCTGATCGGAGCCGAGTTTTACGACATCGTACAGCCCGGGCTTGACAACAGGCCCGGGCTTTCTATTGCTGGCCCATCGGGTAGGCGCAGAAGAACACCCCGCATAGCGGGCCAGCTCACGTCCCCGGTCGGGTCCAAGCGAGGACCGGACATAGTCCGAACACTCCCAGCGGAGGACAACGTGCCAGGCGTACACCCTGGTTTCGTCAGTCAAAATTTTTCCTACTATGGGGCAAGTATGGACCCTCCCGAGTCATTTTCAAACCCAGTTTGATGACACGTGGCATCAGGTCATGGCCCAGCAGACCGATCATCGGTTCGCTGGCTGCTACGACATCAAGATCGTCAAAGGCAAGGACTTCAGGTTCGACCTTTACGGTTCACAGACGGACGTCATGCGCGAGAAGACCGAGCGCGCGGGTCCGTCTCGGCCGAGCGACATTCCCACCGGCCAACGGTGGGTGCGTCCGCGGCCCTACGAGAAAGTAACAATCTACGACGAGTTCGACCCGGTGGCTTTGGGCGAGTTGCCCGATCCCGAGGGTCCGGCGATCACGACCCACGTCACGGTGGGGAATCGCAACAAGGATCTCGTCCTGATCAACGGGGCGACGGGGACCAACTTCACCGGCCCGACCGGCGTGGGGACGGCGAGCCTTTTGGCCGCCAACCAGATCGCGGTCACCTTCGGGAACGGCGGGGTCAACATCGGCCTCACGCTCAAGAAGATGACCCAGAGCCGGTACGTCCTCGACGCGAACGAGGTTCCGCAGGACATGCGGTTCTTCGCCTACAGCGCCAAGCAGCTCAACAACCTGCTGACCAACGTGGACCAGGTGGCCAACTACCTGTACAACGAGGTCAAGGCTCTCGTGGACGGCAAGATTCAGAAGTTCCTGGGGTTCGACTTCAAGTTGACCCAGTTGCTTCCGGTCACCTCGGCCGGCGTGCGGACGAACATCTTCTGGCAGAAGCGGTTCTTGAAGATGGGCATCGGCGCCGACAGTCGGACCCACGTCGACATCCTCCCCACCCAGCAACACGCGCTCCAGATCCGGACGGTGATGCTGCTCGATCTGACCCGGATCGAGGACGCTGGTGTCGGTACCGTCGCCAACGACGAGACCGTCTAACGCGAGCAACCATTAACGATTAACCAAGGATAACAACAATGGCAGCTCCCACCAACATCTGGTACACGAACATCGCCTCTCCGGCTCAGGCCGGCGGGCAGAACACGCTCGCCAACCTCGATGACCCTTCGCTGACGTCCGGCCGGATCTCCCTGATCACGGCCACGTACACGATGACGGGCAACGAGGTTGCGAACGACGCCGTCTACATCGCCCGCGTTCCCTCCGGGGCGCTGGTGAGTCCGATCCTCAGCAACATGGCCCCGCAGGCGATCGCGACCACGGCGACCATGTCCATCGGGGACACGGACACCGTGGGCGGAACGGTCGCCTACGATCCGGCGCGGTACTCCGCCGCTCAGGACATCCACGCGCTGAACTCGACCACTGGCGTCGCGTTCTCGGGCGGAACGGTCCTCACGGCGGTTCCCTCCAACCCGGTCTCCGGGGCGGCAGGCATCACGGACGACTGGGTCTGGCTCCTCGGCACGTTCGCCACGCTGGGCACTCCGGTGGCCAACAAGACGATCACGTTCCGAATCCTGGTCGTGCAGATGGATTAAGCACTCCGCGGGAAGGAAACCTCCTGCGTTATTCAGTCATGTGTGTGAGCCCCGGAATGAACGCCACGTTCCGGGGCTTTCTTTTTCAAAAATGAACCCTCCAACAGCAACGCCAGCCCCGCGCGTCAAGATCGTGGTCGGGGACGCCCCTCGTCCTAAGGTCGACATCGCCAGCCGATCGACGGGAATGAGGCGCTCCGGTCGCCGGGTCGCCGGGGTGGGTCGCCGGGCCAAGGCCGCCGTCCACCACCTCGCCTACCTAGGCCAGAAGCCGAACGCGCCGACGATCTCCCAACCCGCCAAGGTCGAGCACCTCGGAAACATCTGAACGGTCATGGCCGACTACGCCCCGCTGAGCATCACAGACGTCTGCAACCTGGCGCTCCAGGAGATGGGGAGCCAGTCGATCGACGACATCGACGACACGAACAGCCCCGCGGCCCTGGCCTGCACGGCCGCCTTCTGGCAGTCCGTGCGCGAGTGCGGGCGTTCCCACAACTGGAACTGCCTCAAGAAGCGGGCGCAGTTGACGCAGCTCTCGCCGCCGGCCCCCGGGAGCGGCGGGACGTCCATCGGCTGGAACTGGGGGCAGCCGTCCACGCCGCCGCCCTACTGGCTGGCGAACACGGTCTACACCGGAGCGACTCTCGTGACCTACGGGGAGGCGATCTACTACTGCCTGATGGGGTACACGTCCTCCAACAACTTCATCAACGACATGACGGCGGGCTACTGGGCGCAGATCTACAGCAGCTTCTTCGCCGGATCGCCCGGGAACGCCGGGGAGGGATACGAGTGGGACTTCGCCTACGCCCTGCCGAGCGATTATCTGCTGATCACGGAACTCAACGGCGTTAGCTGCTGGGACCGCCGCGGCCTGGGGAGCCTCTACGAGATCTTCATCGTCCAGACGATCAACGCCGGGGCGACGTCGAACCAGCTCGCGCTCTTCTGCAATCAGGGCTACGCGAACGTCAAGTATTCCGCCCTGATTCAGGACCCGACGATGTGGGACCCGCTCTTC